GAATGGGTCTTAGTTACCGATTCATCTAATACTTGGACTCCTGTGACAACAAGTTCAGACATTTGGACTGTCATTTCAAGCGGAAGTGAGCAATGGGAACAGCAATAAACTTTGGTGAGTGGATTCCTGACCAGCCCGGTGTGGCTGGGAATCTTACGGAGGCGAAAAATGTTTATCCGATTGCTAGTGGATACGCGCCATTCCCTACAGCAGTCGATTATTCGGCTGCTGCATCAGAAACACTTAACAATGTTGTTGCAGGAAAAAGTGGAGCGAGTACGGAAATATTTGCTGGTGGAGCGACCAAACTATTCAAGTTTGACCAATCCGACCTAAGCATGGATGACGTTTCCAAGGTAGGCGGATATGCAACCCCGTCTGGAGACCGCTGGAACTTCACTCAGTTTGGTGGCGTACTTCTTGGCGCTAACAACGAGGAGAAGATTCAGTATTGGACGATTGGAACGTCTACCGTATGGGGTGACGTGGACGCATCTGCTCCTGTTGCCAAGTACCTGACTGTTGTGCGCGATTTTGTAGTCGCTGCAAACATTGGCGCTGGCACTTACCCGACTCGTGTGCAATGGTCTGATATCAATGATGAGACCGACTGGACTAGCGGCCCTACCAGCCAGTCTGATTTTCAAGACATTGCTGACGGTGGGGACATTCGTGGTATCACTGGTGGCGAGTTTGGGCTTGTGCTTACGGAAAAAGCCATTGTGCGGATGAGTTATGTTGGCTCACCGTTCTTCTTCCAGTTCGACGCAATCTCTAGGAACCTAGGCTGCTTTGAGCAAAACTCGATTGCTCAATACGGTGGCACAACTTACTTCCTGTCTGACGATGGGTTCTACTCGTGTGATGGTCAGAACGTAGTGCCTATTGGTGCAGAGAAGGTAGACCGATTCTTCTTCAATGATGCCAACATTGGACAGATTGCAGAAATGTCTGCTGCTGTAGACCCGATTCGTGCGTTAGTGCTGTGGTGCTATCGTAACGCAGAAGGCGGTCAATCCATCCTTGCTTACCACTGGCAAATCAAGCGCTGGTCTTACGGGACTACAACTGCTGACAAGATTGCCTCTGGCATGACCGCTGCTATCACGCTTGAAGGTCTGGATGCGTTTGGCACTGTGGACTCAATCACTACGTCTTGGGATGACCGCACATGGTCTGGTGGCGACCTTCTGCTTGCTGGCACTGATGGTGAAAAGATTGTTACTTTTACAGGCGCTAGTGCTACTGCTTCAATCACTACGGGTGATATCAATGCAGGCAATGTCACGATGCTCTCTATGGTTAGACCTATGGTGGATAACGGTTCTGCAACCGTATCTGTGGCATCTCGGAATCTGCTTTCTGCGAATCCTTCTTTCGGTTCCGCCGTGGCTACCAACAGCGATGGTCGCTCTCCGCAACGTAGTGTGGGACGCTATCACAGAATCCGTGTCTCTCCTTCGGGTAACTGGACTGCTGTTACCGGGGTAGAGGTAGACCTTTCTAACGCAGGCACACGATGATTTTTCGTACCCTACCACCATTCGGCGGTGACCAACGTGCGGTTGCCGAAATCGTCCGTGGAATCATGGATGGCAAGACCAATAACACAGGCACTATCACGCTTGCTACTGGTAACGCTACAACTACGACGCTTTACGATGAACGTATTTCATCTGATACAAAAATCATCCTAGTGCCGTTCTCTGCTGCTGCTTTCGCAGATACAGCGCCTTATGGTCAGTTTACGAACAACAATGACCAAACAGCGCCTAGTACAGGCTCTACTGCGCTTGTCTCTTTTGATACAACTGAGTTTTCCAATGGTGTGTATCTATCAGACACCAGCAGAATCAATGTGCGTAACGAAGGGATTTATAACGTACAGTTTTCTTTGCAACTGGTTAACAAGTCAAATGCCATCGAATATGCGGATATCTGGTTTCGTGTAAATGGAACTGACATTGTTCGCTCTGGCAGACGGTTTGATGTTCCAGCAAGAAAGTCTGAATTTGTTTATAGCCATGTTGTTGGCACAATGAATACTTTCTTGGATATGAATGCCGGTGATTATGTAGAAATCGCTGGCGCTGTATCTAGCGTAGATATTGCGCTTGAGCATTATGCGGCTGATGGTGCAATACCTCGCCCCGCAATCCCTGCTGTTATCTTCACAGTCAGTTATGTAGCGCCCAACGCCACAACCAATGTTTATGCCAGTTCGCAAACGCAAGGTAGCGCAACGCTAACACATTGGGCAAACAGTACAGCGGACAAAACTTATGGATATGTGCTTGTCGGTTAAATACATTAACCCGACAGAACTCAAGACTGTTTGGCCTTGGGTTAGAGAAAAACTTTCCTTAGTACAACGTAAATCTCCTGAGCAATGGATGCCAGAGGAGGTTTACTGCCAGTGTTTCAATCAAAATGCAATGCTTTGGGTCGGTTATCTATTTAACAAACCGGCGTGTATGTTTATACTAGAGCCATTGGGTGACACCGTAGGAATCTCCGTCGCATGGTCGGAGTCTGAGCCGGTAGCCGATGAAGCCCTAAAACATATTGAAGGCATTGCCAAACAGGGTAACGCCAGATATTTGGAATTTAGGACTTGGCGCAGAGGTTGGGAAAAACGCGCACGGCAAATGGGCTTTAGACCTCGCGCATGGGTAAAGGAGATTTGAAATGAGTGACCTATTTGGGCAACGTGAACGGGTACAGACAAATGTTACCCAACTCGACCCTACACTGCGCCCGTATGTGGGTTACGGGCTTGAAGAAGCCAAGCGACTGTATCAAGGCTTTACGCCTCAATACTTCCCCGGTCAGACCTATGTAGGCCCGTCTGAGGCTACTCAGGCTGCTCTGCTTGCTCAACGCAATCGTGCTGTGCAAGGTAGCGCACTCAACCCTGCCGCCCAACAACAGCAACTGGCTACGATTCAGGGCCAATATCTTGGTGGCAATCCATTCTTCCAAGGTGCTTTCCAGCCTGCTGCAATTGCTGCTACGACTCAATTCAATCGCTCCATCCAAGACATTAACAGTCAAGCCTCACGCGCTGGTCGCTATGGCTCTGGTGCGATGGGTCAACTGCAAGGCGCTGCTGCTACCACTCTGGCTAATGCGCTAACTGGCACTGCTGGTCAACTAGCCTACCAAAACTACGCTACTGAACGTGCTGCACAGGAACGTGCTGCTATGGGCGCTCCGGGGCTTGCTGCTGCTGACTACAGTGATATAGCACAACTTGCTGCTGCTGGTCAGGCTCAAGAGGCTTACCAAGGTCAAGCACTGCAAGACGCTATCAATCGATTCAACTTCCAACAAGGTCTACCGCAACAGCAACTCAGCAACTTCCTGTCTGCTGCTTACGGCGCTCCGGGTGGCACTGAGACTAGGACTCCGGTCTACTCATCGCCGCTGATTAGCGGTCTCGGTGGCGCTGCGCTCGGGTCCCGATTTGGGACTACTGGTGCTGTGCTTGGCGGTCTTGCTGGTCTCTTGGGGGCTTAATCATGGACGGACTTCTTGGCAATCTGTTTGGTATCGAAGAAGAAGACCCGTTGCTGCGATTGCTTCCTCCTGAGCAACGCCAACTTTTGATGAATCAGGCTCGTGGTCAAGGCATGACCAATCTTGGTCTGGCACTACTGCAAGCCGGTGGCCCCACCCGCGCACCTACTGGTATTGGTGCTCGTCTTGGTCAGGCTGGTATGCAAGCCATGCAAGCCAATCAAGGTGTGATGGATAGGGGTCTTGAGCGTCTTCTGACTGCTCGCAAGATGCAACAAGAGCAAGCCCAATTGCAACGCCAACAAGAGATGCGTCAGCGTATGGCTGGCGCTATCACTCCCGAAGGGATTAACACTCAAGCCCTGCAAGAGGCTGCAATGCTTTCCGATGACCCGCTGGCTGCACTTACTCGCGCTGCGGAGTCTGTCCCTAAATTGCGCCGCGCAGGGATGATGCCGGGTGCAGCGCAGATGGATAACCCGTTTGCTCTGTTTGCTAATTCTCCGGTTGAAAGTGTGCGTAACGCTGCCGCTCAACTTTCACAGTCATTTGCAAATGGCACTATTGACCCGGAGACTGCTGATAAGCGTGTCATAGATTTAACTAATATTGAAGAACGCGCTATTGGGCGTCAGGATTCACTTGCTGCTCGTCAACAAGCGCAACAAGACTTACTTCAATTCCGCCAAGAGCAAGCCGAAGCGAGCCGTCAGGCCCGCGCACAGCAACAAAGCCTGTCGAATCAAATTCAGCAACAAAATCTTTCTATGCGTCAAGAGGCCGCCGCTGAACGTAAGGCAGCAAAAGAAGAAAAGGCTGCTGAAAGGGCTGAGGCCAAAGAGATGAAACAAACTAGCCTGTCCAATCAAGCAAAAACTGTGCTTGGCAAGGTGGATGAGGCTTTGGGCAAGGTCGGCGGATTCACCGCTGGTTTCGGTGGCTTGCTTGCTAATGTCCCCGGCACTAAGGCTCGTAACCTTCAGGCTGATATCGACACGATTAAGGCAAATCTTGGCTTCCAACAACTGCAAGCCATGCGTGATGCTTCGCCTACTGGTGGCGCATTGGGTCAGGTCACTGAACGCGAACTTGGATTCTTGCAATCTACTGTTGCAAGCCTTGACCAACTGCAAAGCCCCGATGAACTCCGCAAGGCTCTGAATCAAATCAAGGTGCATTACAACAACTGGCTGAGTGCCGTTAACAAGGGTCAAGCGCCCCAACAGACTACTGGTGTGCGCCGCTACAACCCTGCTACTGGTCGGGTGGAATAATGATTATTGATATCCCCAATGTCGGGCAAGTCGAGTTTCCTGACTCCATGACGGAGGAGGAAATCAATGCTGCCGCTCGCAGGCTTTATCAAGAGTCTCAGCCTAAAGAAGGTACAACGCCCGTTAGGGCTGCTCAGATGCTCACCAGAGGCATGGCCGCTCCTGTGGCTGG